ATTCGTGGCTCTTGGTTGAGAAGTTCTTAGCCAAGAGTTCACTATCTTCTACCTCTCGATATTCATAAAAACAATCTAACTCAACTTTCTCCGCATAGATATTATCTTTATTATCTTTAATTAAGCGTTCTAAATTTATAGTCCGTTCTAAGGTAGGGTAATAATCTAACACTTGGTATTGTGCTACAACTTCATTTAAGATTGTTATGGTTAAAAGCGATTCAACTAAAGTAAAGATATTAGCAGGGTGGTGTAATACCACCTTTATCTTATTTGGTAATACCTGATTTTTTTTCATAAGTTCGCAATGCTCCCATTCCCAATAATGCCATAACTAAAGGCATAAGAGTTCCCATATCCATTTCAGGCAAAGGTAAAATTTCTATTTGAAATGTTGCAAGGAAAAACATTAAGAAAGGTTTAATTACATATTCAAACATTATAGCCAATGCACAACTAAATCCGATAAGTGGTCGCCATATTCTTTGAATAAAACCACCCAAACCACCTGCTGTACTTTGTGCGTCAGCTAGGTTGATGTCCATTTGTTTTTCTTTTAATTTAGCTTGTAGTTTTTCTAAGGCAATTTTCGCTTCGTTGCGTTCTTCATCACTTGTATAAAGTTCATCAACTATATCACCAATAGCTTTTATACCACCACCGCCTAAAAGTTTTCCTAACATTATTTAATATTCCTTATAAGTGTTGAAAGTTCATAGGCTCTAGCAGGAGTTTGTTTAGCCCATCTACTGTCTATCATTTCATCTGCGGCTTTAGAATAATCTTCTTCCTGTAAGCCCTCTATAAACTTTATAAATTTCTTTAATCTTGGCAATCCTAATTGAAACGCCATTTCTATTAATACTGATTCAACCATAGGGTCGTATGGTATATCTTTATCTTCTATTAAATCGTGAGCGTTGTTAAACGCAATATTATAATCCTCTTCAAATACGCCTTGTAACTGTTCAGGTGAATATATCTCCCCAACAACAAAGTTATCTTTTTCTAAAACTAAATGACCATAGCCTACAGTTTTATAACCGAGTGTGTCCTCGTAAACTGTAGGACTAAAGCCCTCGTGGGATTTTATTCTTTGTTTAGTGTCAATCATTAGAATATAACGATTGCTCCTATTGCTACTACTGCAACTATCCAAAGTGAAACTTTAATTAAAGCTACTTCTCTTACTCTTTTTAGTATTTCCATAATGTACTCCTATTTGATTTTACGATAAGGATCGGTTGATAATTTCACTTCTTTTTCTACTTGTTTACAAGCGATAATATCTTCCATATTGTTTTTAACATAATGTAATATGTTACCGACAATGCTTTCTTTAGTATGATCTTCAACTATTGATTCTAAGCTATCGCCTTTTTCTAATAACTTAGTAACTGTTCTAGCGTGTGATCTTACTTCTTGGTCTAATCTTCCGTCATAAGGTTTAATATAAATTCTTATATATTCAGGTGCTAAACCCTCAGGTGTTACATCAAAGCCTAATATACAAAATGCTCTCCACTCATCTATGACTAATTTCTGTGTGAATGACATCATTCTATTTTGATCCATTTTTTATCGCCTCTCTTTTAAGTTCTAAGCAATGAATAGCTTTGTCTATATTCTCAATGGGATCACCTTTTATTCTTATGACATACTGAATAATATCTCCGTCTATCTTAGAGATATTGTTTTGTATAAAAAAATCCATTGGTTGTATTTTAAAGTCTAGGTAGTGTTTACCTGCTACTTGTTTTTTAAAAGCACTCATTAGGGAACAACTTTATTCCATCTTCCGCCTTTATTCAAGACCATTGGTAAAAGATAAGGTAAGCCCTCAATAATAATTCCTGTACCAATAATGGGTCTGTCTTTAAATAGTTTGTTGTACTCATAAGCAAGGCTGTCTTTATCTATAAGGCAACCAACTTGTAATCCCCAATGTAAGGCGTTTGGATTACCCCAGTATTGGATATTAAATTTTGTATGATAATGTCCTTGCACAACATTCATTCCGTACTGTTGTCCAAGTTTTAAAATATTAGCTGTCTTTCCGTGACAGAAATATATATCTTGTCCGTTACTTGCTTTAATTACAATATCTTCGTGCCACTTCCAACCTTTGCCTACTTGCAAAAACTCATTGTAGTCTTTAATAAAGGCTTTAGGTAATCCGTGAGTTAAGGCTTTGCGAAAAATTAAACTTCCGTGATTAGAATGGACTAAATCCATCTTAGGAAATAGTTGTTCTAACTCGTGGATAGTTTCTAAAGATTTTCTTAATTCATCACCTGCACTAGCAAGGTCAGGATTAGGACTGTGGTAACTTATTGCGTGTGAATCAACTTCATCACCAATATTCAGTATGCGTGTCGGTTTATATTTTTTCTTTATGGCTCTTAAAAAAGCCATCATATCTTGGTGGTGATGTGGTATGTGTTGGTCTGAAATTACGAGAATACATTTCTCCATATTTAACCCTCTATTATAAAATAGTAACTATATCTATTAGTGATTTAACACTATCAGCAAAGACGAATATAAACATAGCACATAGTATGCCTATGACTTTCCAAATGTTCTCAATGCTTTTCTCAATTTTTTCCACACTGGATTGTAGGTGTGTTAAATGATTTGACTCTATCGTTTCAATCCGAGCCTCTAACCTAATTAGAGTTTCGCTATTCTTTTGCGACTGGCTTGGCATTAGCTTCCTCTTTTGGTAGTTCAGATTTTAGGATTGCCGAGTTAGCACCCTCTATCGTGTTGAGCCGATCAGTTTCTAAAAGTAGTTTTGATCTTTCTTGTGCGACATATTGCAGTTGTGCGAAAGCTATTTTACCTTTGTCAGATAATTTAGTTTCATCATATTCTTTATTATCAATTGTAAACATAAGTTACCCTTATTCAGTTATGTCAGTTATATTAGATAATTGACTATTAGTTTTTAAGTCTGCGTATGCTAAAGCTATTGGATTTGTTGATGTCGTAATATCATAATCAGTCTTAAAATGTTGTAAGTGTTGATTTTTAATACGCATAGATTGTTCTGTTGCTTCATCATCACGAGTTGCTTTATCTTTATAGATTTCAACATCGTAGACTAGTTTCCAATCACTACCCATTTTTTTAACATATGCAGAGGTAACTCTGACATAAGCACTAGTTAATGCTACGCCATCGTGAGTTGTCATATTTGCTGTTATTGCCATTTGTTTCTCCTTAGTTTAATAATTTAATTTCGTTTTGTTCTAGTATCTCATTGGCTTTATCTTCACCAACTGCGGCTTTAGCCAATTCATACATTGCGTTAGCAAGTCTTTCAGTCTTTTCATACTGTTGCCAAATAGCACCATTGTGAAGTCTTTGCATACCAGTTACATTTACAAAATGATTTGGTGTACCATCTTCTTCTCTACCAACAAGTTTAGCATTAGCCAATGATTCGTGATTATATTTAACATACTTATCAAAAGTAGAGTTGATAACATTTTTATTGTGAGATAAATCCCAAGAACGCACTAACATAGCGTCATCGTAACTATCGAAAGCACCAGCATCAGACCCGTCATAATGAATATCTCCATCTGCGTCTACAATAAATTTAGTCTGAATATAGTTAGAAACACTAAATAAATTACCATTATCATTTACGAAAGTAACACCTGTACCATTTTTTTGGTTAGCTCCAATAGTCGTAGCACCTTTGCCAGAAGTAGATTTAGTTGTAGATAAATTACCATCACCATTAGTTGTAATTACAAATCTCTCAGAATCCATATCTTCAGTCAATGTTGACATAAACACACCACCTTTAGCATTATCAGCTTTTCCAACTCTAAAAAAAGTATCTGTTTCAGCTTCATTGGTCATTCCGTGTGCAACATCAGAAGATTTAAAAGTTAAGATTCTGCCATCAGTAGCGTTCATATCTAGTGTAAGTCCACCCTCATCACAATCAGGATCAGTTTCAGCACCAGTAGCTAATTTACCTGTGCTACTTATTCTAAACCTTTCTGTTTTAGTACCAAACTTATCATCATTCGTAGTAGAAACATCAAATGTTACAGAATTATAACCTTGTATAGCTAAATCATTTGCACCTTTATTATAAACACCATTGTTGTTATTACCAAATGCAATAGCACCTCTACCGTTACTATGTGTGCTAGTAACTCTTAGTGGTGCTTCATTAGCAGTATCACTACTAGACCCTGTAAAGTCTGAATTTTGTTTTATATCTAATGTGTAAAGAGAAGTTGAAGAATTACCTATTGAAACGTGGTCAGTACCGCCATCAATAAAGAAAGCGTGAGTAAGAGCATTAGATTCTACTCGGAAGTCTATGTCTGCAGAGCCTTCATTAAAGACAACGTGGTCACCATCAAACTCTAAATAATTTACATTATTACCGCCACGAAAACCTGAAAATACCATTTGTACATCTTCATCACCATTGGAAGCATCTCTTATGTTTGCTGACATAGAGAAGAATGATGTTGTATTACCAGCATCATCATCTGCGTTAAAATGAATTTCACCAATAACATCTCCATCTGCAGGAGAGCCTGAATCTCTGTTTAGTCTTAAAATTGGTCCAGAATTACCATCAGCATCAGTAGATTTTAATGTAAGTGTATCTGTGTTATCAGCAGTTGTGATTGTAGATCCTAAAGTAGCAGTAAAGCCACCATCTTTAATTAACATACCATCAACTGTTACACCTGTTGCACTTGTACCCTCTGCAATAACATTGGCAAATAATGATTGGACATCATCTGATGTAGCACCAATAGTAAGTATTTCTACCCAAGCGTCATTGTCTTTGTTACGCATATATAATTTGTCACCATCTGAATCAAACCACCATTGGTTAGCGTAAGTGGTAGATGGTGCTGAATTACCTGCGTTGTTAGTTGCTACTGCTCCTAAAGCGTTATTAAGGTCAGACCTTACATTTGGAAATGTAGCATTTGCTATGTTATAATCGTGTTGGCTCATATATTCTCCTGTTTATACTATTATTCGTTTTGTTTGGCAATTAAATTGCTGTACCTTGTCCGTTAGCAACATAATCAAAGGTTATATCTTGTGCTGTTCCACCTGCATTAGTAAAGGTCACACTAAATCCTGTTGCCGATTTACTAGTAACTGCCGTCTGTATATTCTGTGCCGCATTTTGAGCAAGTATAACTACACTTGGCTCTTCATAAAAAGCTGTGTTAAATGTTACTGCTTTAGTTCCTGCACCACTTGCGATATTAGCACCTCTATCTACCCTATCCATCATTTCTAAATTTACTTTACATTCAGTAATTCTAGGCGTGGTTGATGATACATTACTTTCTAATTGTAATTTAAACTTAGCAAATTTAAATTCATAATTACCATCATAGAAACGAGTAAACCCTGTGTAAGTTGAGTTATCATCTGAGGTTGAAATAAACATCTTCACATCAAAGTCTGGGTCAGATGTAGCGTTATCAAATAATCCTGCAACAGCATCAAAGGATATTGGAATATCGTCAAAGCTACTTGCATAATCTAATTGCTCAGTGATAACATCAGCCGATACTCTGCCTTGATACTTAGCACTTAAAGATATTTGATTAGCAAATACATAAGAGCCAATAGATTTAACTCCATCTCCCTCATCAAACTTTCCAGTAGCATCATCAAAGTCCCCTGATTTAGCGTCAAACAGTCCGTCTGAATCTAATATCAAAGCGTTATCTACCACTACTACATCAGTTTTTGTTCCTGCAAAGGCTGTTGATTCGGTAATAGTAGAAACTGTATTCGCTCCTGCGAAAGTAGATATAGTTCCGATAACACTAGTAGCAGTAAGAGATTGATGACCTAATAAATCGTGTGCCTTAATAAAGTATGTTCCTGCTTTAGCAGGTACGATAGCTGAATTAGATGGTGGGCTTACTTTTTGCACTAAGATAACAGAATTATTATATGTAGCACCCGATACTAATGGCGAAAACCTTATTTGATAAAAAGCTAAATCTAAATCTGTATTTGGCGTCCAACTTAACACTGCAACTTGGTCTTGATAATCGACTGAAAAATCTGCAACATTTGCAGGTGGGTCAGCAAATCCTAGAACATAATGGTCTTGTGCAACATAGCCTGATTTATAGCCTAACGCATTTATAGCCCTAACTTTAACATTGTAAGTCGCTTCGCTTTCAACTGGTATTTCTCTTACTTGATTACTTGATATACCTGCTGTTTTATAAATTGAATCTGTACTTTTCTTATATATAACTTCGTACTTATCGACAAAGAAGTCAGATGTACCTCTAAAAGTAACAGTCATTATTACATTTAAGTTACCCTCAGTAACATTAACTGCAGTATCAGTTATTGAAACTAATACAGGTGCTTGTACAGTTCTTGGGTCAGGTAAAAATGTTGTCGGCTGTGAAGCTGTTTGTAATTTTGTATTATAAGTATAAGCGTCAGCAGAATACTCTAAACCCTTAATGCCTACATTACCATTATTTTGTAAACTTAAACCAACACATATATAATTATTTGCACTTAGACCTAATCCACTGTGCGTA